ACGCAGTGAGCCCCTTACCCTTTCTTTCTTTCCATTTAAAAAAAAAATAAAATAAAATTGATATGAATTATTTGTATGTTTTTCAAAAAAAAAAATTCATATCATTTGGCTGCTTGGACAACGAGGGTTTTTTTTTTATATATAAGGATGTAAATTTTGTTCGTTTTTAGAATCCACCAGGGAATCTAACGAGGTTGAAGCCGATACCGAGGCCGGCACCGTTTCTGGCACTGGAACCCATGGCCGGGACGAAAACGTCGAGGACGGCGAAGGTGGCGGCAGCGGTGAAACCGATGATGACGGTTTCCTCGACACTCAACTTATCTCTCTTGGGAATGGCATAGCAGGCAATGGCAACGACTAAACCTTCAATGATGTACTTGATAGCACGTTTGACAATTTCACTTAAACCGTACATTTTTTGGTGGGTGTTTGGTTGGTTGGTATTGATTTTTTTTTTAAATGTTAAAAAAAAGGCGAAAAGGAATCGATGGTTGTAATATTTTTTATAATATAGAAAAACATAAAAAAAGGGCCAAAACCCAAAACCCCCCCCAAAAAAATGCCTAAATGGACTTAAACCCATGGGAAGAGAGAAGAAGCAATTATCCCCCCCCTTTCCTTGCCTTTCCTAAAACTTTATTTTCAATCAAAAACAAAAAAAAACATTTTTGTTAGAAAGTTCCAAACAAACAAAAAATGCCAAAAAATTCAAACAATTACAAACAAAAAGAAGGTCGTGCGGATCCATCCACGTTTGACCATCAAACCTTGCCCAATGGAAAACCGAATCCTAAATATGTGGATTTGTTGGACGAAGACACGCCCTTGCCGGGTCAAAAATACGGTTTGTTTTCATTTTTGTCGCCGGAGAAGATTTTAAAGAAACGCGAAATGTATTTGTTTGACGAATTCGTGAAACAATGGGATTTTGCCCGTTCGATGAACAAATTCGCGGATTTCCTAAATTTCATTGCGTACAAATACAACATGTCGATTGAGACATTGCAAGCGGATTTCACGGAATTTGTGCAGGACGAACGTCCGCGTTTGTTTGCCGAGCAGACAGTGGAGGACGATTTCAAGACATTTCTCGATCGCAATGAGGACGAATTGAACGCTAAATTCAACAAAGAACACGCCTTCCAGACATCGGTGCGTGGATTCATGTTTCGTGGGGCGTTCGATACGGTGGAAGAGGCCAAACAGTATTGCGCACAATTGCAGGAGAAGAATGCGGACCACGACATTTTTGTGGGGAAGAGTTTTGCTTGGCAGATATGGCATCCGGATGCCTACAAGACGGGCGACGTGCAATTCTTGGAGGAGGAATTGAACCAACTGTATCACGAGAAGATCAAGAACGAGATGAAGGCCAAACAGGAATTCGACAATCGTGTGAAGGAGACCAAATTGAAGGCGATTCAGGAGAATGTGGAGAAGGCGAAGAAGAGTGGCAATACGCTGACGCAAACGATTGATGAGGGCGGCAATTTGGTGGGGGTACGCGAACAAGTGAATTTCGAGGAACGTGACGCGGCCGAAGCCAATACGGCGAGTATTCATGAGGAATTATATCGCCAGGCTCTTTCCAATGCGGAGGACACGACGACGATCGATCCTACAGTGGATTAGTTAGTAGGTCTGTGTCTGCGTGTCTGTCTGCGTTTACCTTTGTGTAAAAGTGCGTTTGATTGATTGATGTTTTCATCTTTTTTCACCTTCTACCAAGAAGGTAAAATGGAAAAAAGAGATGAATATGAAATATGAAATGAACATCCCTTCTTCCAAGAAGGGAAATAGATTCTCACTTTCGTGGGAATATGCGGAAAATAAAATGTTTAGGAAAAATATAAAATTTTTTCTTCCCTACCTTTTCTTTTCTTTTTTTTTTCTTCTTTTTTAACCTTTTACAAAAATGGGTGGTGCTTTAATGCAATTAGTGGCGTACGGTGCCCAGGATGTTTTCCTCACCGGTACCCCTGAAATCACATTCTGGAAGGTGTCTTACCGCAGACACACCAACTTCGCCATGGAGTCCATCGAGCAGACCTTCAGTGGTCAGGCCGATTTCGGTCGCCGTGTTACCTGCACGATCAGTCGCAACGGTGATATGGCTTTCCGCACCTATCTCCAGGTCACCTTACCTGAGATCAATCAGAATATGAAGAAGACGGGTGAGGATGGTGTCTATGCCCGTTGGTTAGACTACATCGGTGAGCAGATGATTGCTCAGGTCGAGGTCGAGATTGGTGGCCAGCGCATCGATCGCCAATACGGTGATTGGATGCACATCTGGAACCAGCTCACCATGTCCACCGAGCAGCAGAAGGGTTACTTCAAGATGATTGGTCATACTACCCAGTTGACCTACATCACGGATCCCAAGTTCGCCGACATCAACGGTCCCTGCGCTTCCAACAGTGCCCCCTTCCAGGTGTGCGCTCCCCGCAAGGCCCTCCCCGAGACGACCTTATACATCCCCCTCCAATTCTGGTTTTGCAACAACCCCGGTCTTGCCTTACCATTAATTGCTCTTCAGTATCATGAAGTCAAGATCAACTTAGATATTCGTCCTATTGGCGAGTGTCTCTGGGCCGTCAACAGTTTAACTGCCACCTCTTCTGCCTCCGTTGCTTGCACCAACGCGTACCAGCAGTCTCTTGTGGCGGCTTCCCTCTACATCGATTACATCTTTTTAGATACCGATGAGAGACGCAAGTTCGCCCAGAATCCCCACGAATATTTGATTGAGCAGCTCCAGTTCACTGGTGACGAATCCGTTGGTTCTTCCAGTAACAAGATCAAGATCAATTTCAACCATCCCTGCAAGGAGCTCATCTGGGTCGTCCAGCCCGATGTCAACGTGGATTACTGCGCTTCCTTAGAGGGCAACACCGTCTTATACAAGACCCTTGGTGCCCAGCCCTTCAACTACACCGATGCCATTGATGCGTTACCCAACGCCATCCATGCTTTCGGTGGACCTGCCGAAACTTCGGGTGCCAATGCCTTCATCAATACCTCGGGTCTCTTCCAGATGGCGGGTGCCATTGATATTCCGATGACCTCTGCCTCTGGCAATGCCGCTGACTGGGCTTCCAATAATAACTACACTGGATTCACCGCGGGTGATGATAGTGTTACCGCCTCTGGTTTATCCGATGCGGGTACCTTCGTCTTAGCCGAGACTGCCTTAGACATGCACTGCTGGGGCGAGAACCCCGTTGTGACTGCCAAGTTACAGCTCAACGGCCAGGATCGCTTCTCCGAGCGCGAAGGTTCCTACTTCGATGTGGTGCAGCCCTACCAGCACCACACCCGCCACCCCGACACGGGCATCAACGTGTATTCGTTTGCCCTTCGTCCCGAGGAGCATCAGCCATCCGGCAGTTGCAACTTCTCTCGTATTGACAATGCTGTCTTACAGCTCGTCCTTTCCAGTCCTACCGTCTCCGGTACCGCCACTGCCAAGGTTCGTGTCTACGCCAGAGGTTACAACGTCCTCCGCGTTATGAGCGGCATGGCGGGAGTAGCATTAAACTTGATAAGTTTACACATGCAAATTGTCATGAAAATGATGATGATTGCGTGTTGTTTAATTCAAAAGAATAGTGCAGAAAAGCAATCTGCCACAAACAGCCAGGAAATGTTTGTGGGTACTTCAGTTTGACTCCTGGTTTCTTGTTGTAAAAAGAAAATGTCAGTTGCTAGTGTTTTGACAAATCAAAAAACAAATTTGTTGAAGCGCAAGATCACTTGTTGTTCGGGGAAACCCTTAGAGCCATTGGTACCAAGTGTAGGTTCGGAAACGACTACATGGCCGAGAAGAGAACTCGGGTATGGTAATAATTCAATGGATTGGGTAATCCGCATGGTAATAACCTATGGGCGCTATGCCAAGCCTATGGTTAGCCGTCAGAGACTGAACGGTGGTCGATCGGAGTGGATGATGTAAGCAGTCGGATCCGGTTTAAGATACAGTCCATCCCCCTAGGGAAACTTAGGGGTAGTCGAGATTCCAATTAAACAAAAACAAAACAAAAAATGTTGTCGTTTCTCCCTCTCTTTTTCTTTTCTTTTTTTCTTTCAAAAAAAAAATAACACACACTCACACTCACATACACACAATAAAAAAAAACATAAATAAATAAAAAACACACATGAGAGACAAAACAAAACAAAACAAAACAACATATAAATTTTCATTTCTTACTTAATTTCTTTGCAAACAAAGATCATCATAAGAAATGAAACCAAAATCATAATTAAATCTTTATTTGCCTGCTCGTTTCAGAGGCTAATTAAAAACAAAATACACAACAAAAACAAAATATCATGTCATCCAAAGAAAATAATTTATATATTACTATTAACACGGTTGGTGTCCCGAATGACCGTTATATGTTGGTAAAAACTTATATCATCCGCGCCATAAAGAAATTGATAGAAGAGGATGGATACCAAGATTCGTTCTTTAATAATAAAGCTATTAATTATGATAATGAACAAGTTGTAGCCATGTTCGACGCTGTAGCTTATTACGTCATAAAGCACACACTTAGCCCCAATAGTGTGTTTAATGAGATGGAGGATGTTCCTTTATCCCCACAACAATTATGGGACGAATTATATGATTATTGTGTTAATTATCATGTCGAGTATGAATTTGTGTTGGAATTTGCGGAAGATATGGTGCCACTTATTGAGAACATCAATGGAGCATTCAAATAAGGAAAGTTGGTCAGAAACTTGAAAAGATGGATGCATCTCTTGTGCTCCAACATCCAACCCATCATCTTTCCACGCGAATCTTTTCTTTTGTTTTATTTTGTATTACCCTTTCACGGTCCGAAGGACCGGAATGGTACAAACCGATTCATTATGTTCTTTTTTTTAAAAAAAACAGAAAAATATATTTAAATATTGAAATGAATCATGGGTTTATTCCGTTTTATTTTATTTTATTTTTTAAAAAATTGACGTTACATTTATTTAAAAAAAAAAAAAAAAAAAGAAACATGCTGCGAAACACTCACAACACCAGTCCAAAAAACAATGTCTCCCAAGACGAATTGTTATTGCAAAATTTGTTGGAATTTTATAAAAACATCGATCACATGGAAAAAGTCATGGCCATTGTGAATGGCGAATCGGACATTTCTCTCCGCATCGTGGATTGGTTCGTCACCAATTTCGCCAAACAACAATACACCAGTTATATGATTCCCACCCAAACGGGCATCCTCAAAGACATTGTCGAGGACACCAAATTCAAAGTCTACGATCGCTACAAGTTGCAATTGAAAGCCTACTCCAAACGACGATTTGATCCCTTTTGCCGATGGGAACGCATCTCCATCCCGTATCGCGATGGTTTGCGCATGGAAACCACCCTCGGACAATTGAATTTCTTCAAATGGGCCATCGAACATCGCGTCTTGGAATACATTGCCGCCCATTACCAAGAAATTGAACGCGACATGAACCAGCGCAACAGCAATAGTAGTTCGCGATCCTCTCGCAATTCGACCGCCTCTTCCCAAACCACGACGGCCTCCTCCGTGTCGACGGATGTATCTTCTTTGGCATCCGCTGCTGCGGCTGCTGCTTCTGCTACCGCTATACCATCCATCGAAAATAACAAAAAAGAAGTGGTGTCGTCGTCGTTGTTACCCGCCATTCATACTCCTCTCGTTTCCGATGGTAAAACACGCAAACGCCGCCAACAATTATCCGAACCGGCCTTCAAGTGTGTCAAAAAGGAAGACACCAAAATTGTGGTTCGATTCAATGATTGACGAAACAAAAACAAAAAAAAAACAAAAAGAAAATCAAAGAGAAAAAGAAAAATGACGCATCGTCCACAACACACTCTGTTGCACCAAGGTAAACAAAATACCGCCCCACAATACATCTTGTAGGGCAATCCATCCATCGTAGGCACGAAAGATCGCATAATTCGTGGCATCAAACACGGCATAGGTTCCAGCACCCAATAAAAAGGCATCGTACCAGGGACGATCGATGACAAAATGACCAATCATGAACACGATGACCGCATAACAAAGAATGACACCAATGTATCGTACTTTCAAGGGGGTTTGTTGAATGCGTGTGACCATGCGGGCAAAAGGTTGAGCGGTGAGAGACAGATAGGTTCCATCAATGACGAGGGTGAACAAGGTGATCCAAATCCATAGGAATTTGTTGGCGATGAATGTGTTCATTGGTTTTGTTTTGTTTTGTTGGTTTCAAGAAAAAAAAAACAATATAGATATTTTATTATTCACGATGAAAAAAAAAATATATATATTTATATTTATTATTTGTCAAAAGAAGAAAAGACAAACAGAACAAAACAAAACAAAGATGAATCATAATGGCAACGAAGAAAACAATCACATTACTTATATAACTGCATTTTTACGCATTCCAATGGGAATTTATCCCGATGGAACTTTTTTCATTCGTGGACAATATGATATTTCGTATGAAGTCGATGGTGATGATGACGATGATGATGACCAACAAATTGAAAATGATAGTGAAGACAAAAATGAAAACAATGAACAACATGAAAACGACGAACCACATGATGACAATGAAAACGAACAAAACAAAGACAGCGACCAAATCAAAGTAAAAGATGAAAGTATTCCTATAGAAACAAACAATTTGGAAGAAATATTGGGAGGAGCATTTCTTCAATTATTTGGACAAGGAGGGGGAGAAACATCATTGTTGTCTTCTTCCTCGTCCACAACAACAACATCTTCTCCTGTATTTGTATCGAAAGGAGACATCAAACCTCGTATCTTTCCTAAACTGCATACCAATAATAAAAACAAAACATTCCGCATGAAGCGAAGCGTCGAGGCAGCCTGTGGTAAATCCGCCTTCATGAAGAAGTAGGTAGGAGGAGAAGGAAGGAAGAAGGAAAAAAAGAAAAAGATTAGTTCAAATACATGGGACGTTGGTTTT